TTTTCCCAGTCGTCTTCGTTGGGATCCTCTTCTTCAGGATCCTCTTCTTCGTCGTCTTCTGTGTAGTCTTTGTCGTTGTCAAGATATGCTGTTAGTGCTCGTTTGATATCGGCGTCACCTTTGAATGCGGTCCGAATATCCTCAACGTCCGAATCATTGTCCATCAAAACTTGTACCACAGTTTCTGCTGCTTCGTTGCGATCAACTGTGTTTACAAATCGCTTGAGCTCGCCCCAAATTTCTGCTGCAACTGTTTCACTCATTCTGCTTCCTCCTCGCCGGTACTTACCTCTTCCTTGATGTTTCCAAAGTCTTTCATCACAGTGTCAAGGCAGTTATCATCGTTGCGTTCCCATCCTTTGCGGAACTTCTTGATAATTTCACCGTGACTTGTGGTAAACACCAGGCTATTGCCTTCTTTCTTGAGCAGGCCTTTTTTCTCAATCAAGTCTGTTAGACCCGAGTATGGGCTCATACCTGTTTCATAAGGAATCTTAACTTGCACCCCTTCAAAAGGCTTGGCATAGCGTGTTTTCATAACTTTACATCCAGCACGGATACCCATCACATCAGTTATCTTGTTGCCGTCCTCGTCTTCTTTCAGTTTCATCTTTTTCATGGCCACCACAATTGATGAGGCGTAAACAAAACCTTGACCGCCTGAGATCTTGTCATCTGGGTCAAACATGTCTTGACTAGCGTATGTGTGGTTGGTACAAACTAATCCAACATTGTAACTACCAAACATGTTAACACAGTTACGAACAAGTGATGTAAGTGCTTTGGGTTTACGGCCCATGTCACCTTTCATATCACCAGCATCAAACTGATTTACGTCAGTTGGGGTAAGCAACATGCCCAACGAGTCAATAACAAACAACACTTTTGGACGTTCGCCATCTGGTAATGATTTGTAATCGCTCATGAAGGTAGAAATAGTTTTTGCCACATCATCAATCATGGCCATTGACAATTTCAACAACTTGCTATCGCTGGTGTCTACACCAAGATCATGCAACCACTTTTCATCTAGTGCATTTTCCGAGTCAATTAGCACTACATAGATGCCTTGCTCCTGTGCGTTCTTAATGATGTTGCCGGAACAGATGTAGCTCTTGCCGGCTCCGGATTCACCGGCAAACACTGTGACTTTACCCAATGGCACGCCACGATTAAAGTCTCCAGAGATTAGATAGTTTAGTGCATAGTTGCCTGTGCTGATCCAATCTGTAGGATCATTGAAGCCAATGCTCAGGCCTTCAATGCTTTTGGTAATTTCCTTGCGGAACTTGCTTACGTCAAATGGTTTGCCCATGGTATTTCCTTATGTTTTGTGAATTGAAAATCTGTTATTTGCTAACAGATTTTTAAAAACTATTGTACGATATTTTGTGAGATTCTCATAGAGATTTGGTATATTTCCAATATTTAAACAATCGCCAATTGGTTCTTTGTTGTGACTTTTGCACCACTGTAGATATTCATTGCTATATCCAATTGTCTGTGCTGGTTGTAGATTCAATGTTACAAACCCTAAAAATTCATCATATGAATTTTCATCATCACATTCAAGTTTGTGATCAAAGTTTAAAAATTTATTATACAACGTTCGTCCCAGATGATTAAATGATATGCTCAAATTTGATATGTTATTGTTAAGGATTGTTTTTGGAAAATGGTTATCTGCAATCTTGATCCAAGACGTGCTTGCTTGATATTTTATGTCATTGAATAGTGTTTCTATTTTGTGTACATGAGAATGATTTAACAAATCAAAAATATTTTTTTTTCCAATTTTTTCTATCACAACACCCATTGGGGGATGTTGAATATCATCCGGAAACATATTGTGTATTTGCTCGGCAATTCCACCACAGTTGAATTGTTTTCTTTTTTCCTGAATGTCATACGGCATTGATTGAAGCTGCACCCAGTGAGCATGAATCAGATTCAGTATTTGTTGGTCAAGATACAATTCACAGTCATACTGTTCAAATTTAGTATCTGCCAAATCCAACAGCCACTCATTTACATCTTGAATACAAGATTTAATTGCATCAATACGATGTAGTATAAATTTACCCAACTGTTGATTGCATGGAAAAAAACTATTTAAACCTTGATGGGCCAGTTGATCAATATAAAAATCTAACACTTCTTGATTTATTGGATCAAAAGGAATTGCATCACCAGAGTTGTTAAATACCAATGAATAATTCATATATGATTAGGGCAAGACCCAAAGGCCTTGCCCGTGTCAATTACTGCTTGTTTTGACGAGCGCGGATCATGGCCAAGATGTCTTGGGCATTCCCACTTGGCTTGGCTGCTGTGACTGGTGCAGCAGCGGCTGCTGGTTCTTCATCAAATGCATCTTCAGCAACAGGTGCTGCCGGAGTAGCAATCTTCAATGCTGGTTTGGCAGCAGGTGCAGGGGTGTCTTCTGCATCAGTCACAGCGGCGCCACCAGGTGCAGCCACGCCAGCTGGGCGGAAGTATTGACCCCAACGTTCGGTGTCATACGGCTGTCCATCTACTGATGCTTCAAACATCTCTTTGATAACCTTCAGCTCAACATCACCGGGACGCTTGGGCAGGAATGTGCTCAAGTCATACAAGCTGTGAGTTTCGATTGCAGCCTGTTCAGCTTCTGTGAGTGCTGACTCTTTTCTAGCCCACTTGGAACTGTTGTAGTCAGCAAAGCCACCCTTTTGTGTCTTGGTGATACGGAAGTCTAGTCCACGCATCAAGTCAGTTGGCAATTCTTCCAACTCAGGATCCATCAATGCACCTTTGATTAGAGTGAACAACTGAGGTCCAATGATGAACTTGCGGATGGGATTGTCCGGGGTCTTGTCTTCAGAGATGGGATTCTCACGCACAAAACCTTGGAACAGGTATGAACGTTTTTTCCAGTACTTACGACCCATGTCTTCAAGGCTCTTGTCCTTGAACCAAGTACGAACTTCTGCCAGTACCGGACAGGCGTCTCCCCACATTTCCACGCAGGGCACTTGTACAAATACTTGTTTTGATTCCATCTCTCCTTTGACGCCATTGAATGGCAGTCGGATCATTGCACGTTCGACCCAGAAAAATGTGTTTTTTGTGTTACCGTCAGGTAGGAAGCGTAGTGTGGCCGATTGGCCCTCTTCCATGTTCCAGTGTGGATAAATTGCTCGATCGCCTCCACCTTGGTTTGAGTTGCCTTTTGTGTCAGCTGCCTGTAGTCTTGCTCGGATTTCTGCTAAAGATGCCATAGTTTGTTTCTCCTAAAAAAGTTGCCTATGTGTTGCCTATCTAAAATTAGATCTTTGTTGCCTGTGACGCACAAACAATAAAGCGCATACACCATGTAGTATATGCGCTATTTGCCTTGGTGTCAAGTGTATTTATGTCATTTGAGCAAAGCTAGTGATTTTATTCTTGCCAGAAGTGCGTTGTCAGCTTTGCTTTCATAATAAGCCTCTTGCTGGTGGCCCATGACAGGAGCAATGCCGCCCGCCACAGTGCCCATTTCATACATACCGCCACATTCGGCTAGACCGTGTTCTGGACAGTATTCACCTTCCATGGTTGAGTTGCATGAGCCTTCTACAACTGGTGCGCTCACGTCAGGCATGGCTTCAACTGTGGCAATTGGATCTGCTTCGGGCATGATCATGCCAGAGTTGCTTTCAGTAATGCCCAATTCGTCTGCCAGGCGTTCAGATATCCATTCATGCGGATCACCAGTGCGAGCTTTTTTAACTCCATAAGGCATGTCGTCAAAGTAATAGTCATACAGCGCATCAAACAAATCATTGTCTAATTCGGCACCAGCTTCAAAGTCAGCAACCTCTCTGCTAAAACGTTGCAGGATGTGATCTAGGGTGTGTCCAGTTGAATCTGTTAGCACACTTTCTCGAAGTGGCACGCCAGCATATTTCAGCATAGTGTTGAGTGCTGTGTTTTCTGCTATACCTTTGCCCTGCCCAGGTTTAAACATCAAGTTGCCAGATTTACTATCAGTATATTCTGGGTCTTGCATTCTTGGATTTCTGTAAGATGTTGACATTTCTCGACCGTGATATGCTGGTTCAGTTTTTATTGCAACAGATCCAGTATTACTACCAGATTTCATCCCACTTTGTGTTGCAATACGATCACCGTATCCACTTACTCTTGTATCTGCTCTGTTAGCAGCACGAGTTTGCTTAAACTTGTTTGCAATCTGATTACGTTCGTCTTGATTTACTGGTGGGCGCACTCCCTGATCACCTACCATAGCGCCACGCACTGCTTCTACCATACCTTGTTCAGGAGCAGTGCCTGGTGCTTGTTGACCAGCAGCAGGTGCCACTGGTTGTTGTTGTTCAGCGTCGGGTGTGGTATTCATTTGAATACCAAGTTCTTGCAGTCTAGCCTGCACATCTGTGTCATCCCAACAGTTGGCACGAGGATCTTGTTCAGCCAAGTCAGACAGAATGTCAAACAATACATCATCGCCTATGACATCATACAGTTGTTCTTTAGCATTAGTAGCATCTGGACCAACAATGAGTTCTTGGCTCATGAGTTCATCCAGTTTGGCTTGTGCTTCTGGTGTATCTGGCAAGGCCCATGTGCCTTCCATGATCTGGTTTGCCCAGTTTTCAAAAATTTCTGCTTCTTTCATAGCGTTTCCTCGTTGTTGTATTTTGGCCAGTGTGGGCAATGCAGCCTCAATTCTAGCATCTAATGTTTGTTCAATAAACATGGTCTTGAGATCTTCCACCAGAGCAGTTTCATCTCCAATGTCTGCTGGCGTCCATGATTCAAAATATTGATTGTATCCGCGGCCTGTGGCCATGTGCTGTAGATTTCCGCGCAGTTCCGAATAATAGTGCTGTGCAGTTTCTACCAGTTCTTGTGTGATGCCTTCAAACACTCGTTGTTGACTGGCTCGGTTGAATCTGCTTAACACAGCCATTTCTCCCACAATCTCATTGATGTGTTGACCACGAATGTCATAAGGTCTGCCACCTTGTTTTACGTGTTCCAACATGGCTCGGCCACCTGACAGTTTGACAAATGGCAGTTTGAATCGTTCTCCATCCACAGTTTCAATAAACAAACTTTCTACATAACGATAGCGTTTGTCATCTTCGCCAATCATGCGGTTGTGTTTGATTACCAGTCTGGCTTCTGTTTGCTCGCCCACATAGCTGACCTTGCGTGTGCCATAATAACCTTCGAACAGGCCTTCTTTGATGGCTGCCATACCGGTCATGGTGTGCTTGAGTTGGTTAATGTCTTTGGGACTGAATGTGTATCTGTGCTGTGTGGCAAAGTTTTTGAGTTCGGGCAAAAAGCCTGTTTCTCTTTCGCTGCCAAACCAGTCCAATTTGTCCTGGGGATTTTCCATGGTCCGGCCCAAGTTGTCCCCAAAAAACATCATTAAATCGTCGTCGTCGGCCAGCACAATTACCACTGTGCCGTAGTTTTTACCTGAACTTGCCACCCAGTCAAACGCAAATGTTTTGGCTTCCGAGGGCGAAACATTGTCGCCAGGTCCGTATTTGACGTCAAAGTTTTTGGTAACCAGCAAATCTGCTAA